GAGGGGATACAAACAATCGAGCTTTCAGATTTGTATTAATCAGTAACAAAACAAGGTAGTTGGATGTCGTTAAAAATAAAAAAACCGAAACAAAAGAACTTTGAGCGTCCTTTTTCAAGTGACATCATATCTGAGTTTCATAATTTTTTATTACATAACGGTTTAGAGCTAGATCAAAAAAAAGGATTAATTACAGATGGCAGTGTTGGTAGAGCTTTTATCAACGTAGGCGGTAAGAAAAAATTAGTCGGCTGGTATCAACTCTGGGCTGATCAAGAAGTGCCTTTTGGCAGACTTGGTGATTACAGGGTATCGGCGCAAGAGCCAACAGCTACTTTCAGACCAGAACATCAAAAAAAATACGAGATCACAGACGAGCAAAGAAAAGAAATAGAAGAACTGCAAAAACAAGCCGAGGTAAAAAAACAAGCTTCTTACAACAAAGCCGCCATACGCGCACAATCGGCTTGGGAACGTGCAAAACCAGTAGAGCGCCATCCTTACCTAGAAAAAAAACAAGTATTGAGTTACGGATTAAGGCAAAACGATCAAGGCGTTTTGATGATTCCTATGTACGATTCGCAACTTACAATCGTTGGCATACAGTACATTAGCGAGGATGGCAGTAAGAAATTTCTCACTGGTTCTAAAAAAAGCGCAAGCTTTTACATATTAGGCGGTGAAATATTAAAAACCAGTGATACGGTTAACTATGCTGAAGGTTACGCCACTGCTGCATCTTATTACGCTGACAAATCAGAACCCGTCGTCGTGGCGTTTGATGCTTATAATCTATCGCCTGTTGCCGAGGTTATGTTTGAATATTTTAATGATCGTAAGCATATTTTTATTGCAGACAATGATCCAGATTCAAATACAGGTGAAAAAGAAGCTGTCAAAGCGTGTCAGCTCATACGCGGTAAAAAAGGTCAAGCCGATGTATGGATGCCAGAGACAAAGGGCGATTACAACGACCATAAAAATGCAACAAAAGCGCTAGAGGGCGAGCTAATGCCTACATTGAAAAATGTGGACATTCCCGTTGAATTTGACTTTCACAAAAGCTCTACAGGGCGTTTTTTAAATACAAAAGAGAACATACAAGGTGTTTTAACAATCCAAGGCATACGAGTTGTCTACAATGTAATTAAGAAGGTGATGGAGATAGACATACCCAACACCACATTTATTGATGATTTAAAAGAAGATGCCTCATTAATCGAGATTGAAAATCGTTGCATCAACATGGGTATACCGCATACAAAAGTATCTGATTATCTCAAAGTGTTAGCAAAAGAATACAATCCTGTTAAGGAATGGATGGAATCACGGCCTTGGGATGGTCGCAGTCGTATTCAAGATTTTTTAGATACCATTGGCTCACCAGAGAATGAAAAATTAAAAGAAATGCTTATGCGCAAATGGCTGATAAGCTGTTGCGCCGCAGCCTGTGAGCCAAAGGGAGTGGAACTCGAAGGCATCTTAGTATTTCAGGGTGCTCAAGGCCTTGGTAAGACGCTCTGGTTCAAACGATTAGCCAATTACGAAAACGGATGGCTATTAGAGGGCGCTACCTTAAATCCATCTGATAAAGATTCAGTAAAAAGGGCAGTGAGCCATTGGATAGTGGAACTTGGAGAGATCGAATCAACCTTTAAGAAGAGTGATATTGATCAGCTGAAAGCCTTTGTAACCGCAAGAAGCGATGAACTGCGATTACCTTATGATCGCGGTTTCTCACGATATCAAAGGCGCACAGCGTTTTATGCAAGTGTAAACGCAAGAGAATTCTTGACGGATACGTCCGGTAATCGACGATTCTGGGTAATTCCAGTGCGCTCTATCAATTTTAATCACGGTATTGACATGCAACAGCTCTGGGCTGAAGTAAAAGAAACCATGTATGTACCAGGGCAAAAGAATTGGTTTTTATCTCCAGATGAAAGGGAGATGCTAAACGAGAGCAATGAAATTTACAGGACGCAATCAAGCGTTGAAGATTTATTATTAGAACATGTGCGCTTTGAGAGTAAGACAACGAAGCCAGTACAAATGACCAAAGTATTACGTGATCTAGGCATTGCAAATCCAAGGATGCCTGATTTTAAAGAGGCTAACCGTGTATTACACGAGCGCGGTATCGAGCCAAGGCGATCAAACGGGAAAAAAGTATACGATCTTGATTACGATAAGCCAGGCGATGAGGATGAATATCCTAAATATAACTACAAAGAATTTTCATGATCATACGAAACATCTTAGGAATACTCTTGCTGGCTACAAGCTACCTTGCCGCCATATTAGCTATAATACCTTTAATGATGGCAGCGATACCGATTTATATATGGCTCAAAGCTGGCAAGCTGGGTAATGAAATTATAGGGCGTGATGAGACTATTTGTAACTGAATTTGAGGTCGATGGTGTGAAACACATTGGACCCACATTGGCGGCTAAAAACTGGCAAGAAGCGAAGCACATAGCAGAGCTGGCAGGCCTGGATTTGGTGTGTGAAATCAGCGATGTTGTGCTAATTGATAAAGGTTACCATACCCTGCACTGACTTTTCCGTGTCACAATGTAATTCTTTATAACTGTACTCGGTAATTTTTTAGGAAAAAAAGAGGAAAATAAAAGCGAAAATGATGCACTGTACACTTAGCTCTACCCTGTGCTGAAAGCCTTATGTTTACTAGGTTTATTACTATAGGTAGTGTTAGGTAACAGTATATAAAGATAATTATAATATACATATAAATAAGCACCGTGTCGTGTTATACCACTTACAAATAGGTACTAATGCGGTTAGGTGTACCCTACCCTACCTGTTGACTAAAGGAGAAGATAATGCAGGAATTTTTATATGACGATAAGCAAAGTTTTGATGACAACTTTGCACGATGGTTTATCATGAATAGCGATGAGAGAATTGCTTATAATGAAAAGCCTTATGAAAGGAAAGAAGCTAAGAAAATATTTGCTAATTATGTGAGTGGACCATGGCTGGACGACCAAAGAAAGAAAAACCAAAGTTGATATCAGTTCCCGATCAATTTGAAAAGGACAAGGAGCTTGGCTTAACGCAAATGCAAAATGCTTTTGTATGGCATTATACGGAAGGAGCGTGCGGGCAAACTGAAGCTGCCAGGCGTGCTGGGTTCGAGTTTCCAAGTCAAGCAGCTACTAAATTCTTAAATGGTAAGGATTACCCTAAAGTCACCAAGGCCATTAAATTAAAACAATCTGAGCTGAGAGAGAAGTATGCTATTACCCCGCAAAAGACTGGCACGATGCTTTGGAAAATAAGCGAGACAGCATTTGAGAAAGGACATTACAACGCGGCTGTGAGTGCTATCAAAGAATTAAATCAATTAGCTGGTTTAAATATCTCAAGATCACAGAACCTAAATATCAACGCCAACATTGATTCAATGTCCTCACATGAGATCAAGGATAGACTGGCTAAACTATTAGGTGCAGAGGATACTGAACCTGATCCAAAAGACTTTTAAAAAAACCCCAATCAGTGATCGGGGTTTAATAAATAATTAATTAAATTAATTATTAGTCTATTAGAGTCAAACGGTAGTCGCCAAAATCCATGACACTCAATTCTTTGCTTCCTTTTAAAATAAAAACTTCGATAACACCCTTGCTTGTTTTTCTAGTTTCATAATGATTTTGATTTTTTTTGAAATCTAATATTTCATCCTTAGTGCTCACTATTTCTTTTAGTGCTTCCTCTCTGTCAGATATATATTCATATCCAAAAGCTTCGTTGATAGCATCAATAAATATATTTTTACTCATCTCGACCTGTTGTTTAAATTCTCTTAATTTTAGCTCCGCCTGACACTCTGAAATTTCAATCTCTAGCATTGAAATGATGCGAAATAAACTTGTAATGCTATTAGCGAGTGCTTCAAGTTTTGCTTTTTTGTAACCTCTAGGGCGCTCTAAAATTCTTGTAAAATCCTTAATTCTCGACTGTTTATTTTTAATATCTAATTTACAGTCAGCTATTACGCTTTCAATCACTTCTTTACTGTGTGCGCCATAATCAAATTCATTTATTATCATTTTTCTTCTCCGGT